AGGTTTCGGAGATCCACCACATGGGGATGTCGGTCACCGTGGCCAGTTTCACAACCAGGTCGGCGAGCTGGGCTTTGTTAAGCTGACGGCGATCGTCGTAGCGGAAGGTGCCATCACCTACCTGGTAGCCGTGACGCTCCAGGATGGGTTTTAGTTTGAAGTTGAGCACCATCTCTACAAACAGGCGGTAACCCATGATAGCCTCTTTCTCGGCTTCCTGGTGTACTTCTGCCTGGCTGAGGCTGCTACCGTTCTCGGTGGTCATTGTCTGCAGCAGGAAGGCTTTGGAGATCTCTCCATTATGGAACTTGGCGTTCAGATCGAAAGCCTGGCTGTTGCCGGCCTTGGCGGTATCATGCAGATTGAAGGTACTGCCCATGGGCGTAGCGATGCCGGCATTGCTGCCCTGATCCTCCAGAATGCTCTCTGCTTCCTGGCGCTGGCCTGGGATGTTCGGATCGTATTGGATCTCCCGGATGGGCATACCGTATACTTCCAGGAATTCAGCCCAGTCTTTTACGCCGTATCTTTTATATAACACATTTGGGGCTACCACATTGAGCAATCCGAGATCCAGCGGCTTGCCTACTTCGATCAGGTAGTTGCTGTATGGCGGTTTACGGTATGGTATAGCGTTTTTCTCATCGCCCTGGGTGGGTAATACGTCGCCATATTCCGGGCGTACGTTGGGCCGGTGGATGAGTTCTATGCCCTGGGTGGTATCAGGAGAAAAGGTTTTATCGAGAAAATTGCACTGGATCAGACTATGGCCCCACCACTTACTCTCAATGATGAGGGTGACCAGGTCCATGAACCAGATTGTTTTAGTCATGTCGTTCACATCACCTTCCATCTCCTCCCCATCGACATTGTAAAAACGGATTGGGTTGTTCGTGCACTTCAGGCGAATGCGACTCATTACACTCTCCAGGTGCGCATCGATCACAATCTCATTGTACACCTGGTACAACATTCGGCGATCCGGACGCGTCTTGCTTTCGGCAACCATCAAAGCGCTCCGCCAGCGCCCGATGTCGGGAGCACTGCGTAGTAGCGTGATCTTATCGACCTGTATCTTTTTGCCGGCTTTTACCTCTTGTGTTTCGGTGGCCGGTTTGGCAGCTGACAGCATTCCCGTTTCGGCTTTTTCTACCACAAACAGCCGTTTGAAAGAATTCCATCCTGATCGATCTTTTTGCATGCTCATTGCCGAGTGTATTAAACTGTGTTAAGGCGAAGAATTAAAACAGCATCAGAACAGATAAAAACCAAATTGTTTTATCTTTGCGGAAACAAATAAATACAACCGCATGGGAAAACCCAACAATTTCGTTTTTGACTACAATGGTCTACAGTTTAAATTCTCCGTAAAAAACGACACCAAAAATCTAAAGATCAAGTTTGCAGAATTAGAGTACCAGGATCTGTTTGACTTCCTGAGAGCCCTGCTTGATTATGATTTTCCGAATGACTTCAAATCTCAGATCGTTGATTTTTTGCAAGATCTTCTACTGGAGATTAAAGAACCAATCGTTGAAGATGATGGCTACGGTCACTTTAAACTGGGTGACGTTGTAGTGCATACCATCATCGAAGACGGTGTCAAATACTATAAGTTGAACGATGTGGCACGGGCCTGTGGAATGATGAAGCTGAGTAGTTATACTTACATTCCGGTTCGTGAAAATGGGATCCTCCGGAAAGGTTTAACTAACAAGGCGCTTTATGTTCCACGCTCTGGCCTCAAAAATCTCTTCGAATTATTGAGAGATCCTGAAGCTAAAGAGGTATTGTCAGATATGTTTTTCCAACCATCCTGCACTATACCTAGTTGTGCCTATCGTATGTATAAGAACTTTTTGCCACAACAAACATCACTTCGGCACATGCTGTATGATGATTGGGTAGCTTGGGTGAAACTGTTGAATTGATCACCAGTTGTTGTCGCGCTTTTCATTACTCCACATCACTATCGACCCGGAGTCGGGTTCACCGTCTGCGTTCAGATCTGCCCGGGGGATGGCCGGTGTGAGTTCCTTGCGCCGGATTCGCTTCAATTTATCGATTGCATCGAGGTATCGATCGATGCGAAGTTGAGGTACCTGGTTGGCGCTTATCCGTGCGTGATAATGATAGGCGCTGATATCTACGTACAACATCACCATCAGGGCATTGCGCTTGGTCCAGAAATATTCCGTATCGCTCAGCAGTTTACCCTCAGTAGGTATACTTTTGATCACCAGGTAACGTACTTTGTCCGGGCCTACCACTGTATCACCCACAGCGTATGCTGTTTCTGCTGCATAGGTTTTGATCACCTCCAGCTTATCTTCGACAAACTTATTCGTATCCGCAAGATCTGCATCGGACCCGGTTGCACCATCCTGAATACACACGTATTGTTTATCGGTGCTGTTATTGATCACCAGGTCTCCAACTTTGTGCACGCCGGCATCATCCGCATCAAATACCCGGAAGTTTAAGATGCGGTCTACGTCGTACTCCAGATTGAGGTAACCTTCCATTTCGTCGCGGGCGAATTGTTCGGCTACCAGTCGGCGATTGTCTGTATCATCCGTGACACTGCTCTTGATAGCTTCGCGAATGATAGTGAGATAATCGTATGTGCAGATAAAACGATACATAATTATAAAGTTGTTGGAAGGGGCAACGGATAGCTCAGTGGCGTTCTATCGGCTGCTCACCCTTCCCTTTTTTCTAAACTGAACGAAGTTTGGCCGGCTCCGCTATTCCCGTTTAGGAGGTACGTAGGCAATAGAGGGAGCATCTTTAGTATCCTTAAAGGCGGCAAAAGTGCCGCCGCCGGTTCGTCGGTTTGGCGCTACTTTATCGAGCCAGGACTGAATGATCCGGAGCAGGTTATTGTCTTTTTCGGTTGGCGTCCACCTGATGATGGGTTCAATGGCGACCAGTAAGCCTAATAGGATCGCGGCAAAGACCTGAAAGTTTCGGTAAAACCAGGTGACCCAGTTAACGATGCCTCCACTCGGAGCGGGTTCGATAACGATCACCTCACCATCTTCGGCCTGTGCCGGTAGTTGCACCAGTACCGCACCGCTATCGTCAGCGTACGCCCGGGGCGTTACCCGGGTGGGAGCGTGCTCGAATGCCGTTTGGTCGTTGTTCGAATACTGTTTAACCTGGTATTCAGCAGGCGGCGATTCTTTTGCCAGGTGTTGTCGTTGCCCATCCGTCAGGAAGAGATACGTACCCAGAGCAAAAAACACCACGAAGAAGAGATATCCGATGTTACGTAACATGGTATTGTGGTTTGGTTAAAAAGCAAATTTTGATTTTCGACGAGGTATCGTTTTGGGCGGTGTGCTCAGCGCCTGCATCTCATCGAGTTTATAGATCGCGCCCTCCAGGGCGTCGGGTCCGTCATCGTTTACACTGGAGCCTTTTTCAAAAGCACATAGCTGATCGATCAGCATGGTCATGCCCGGATCTTTCTGCTGCGTTTGATCAAACTCCAGCATGCCGTTTTCAAAGAGTGGCTCCATGGAGGAGATCCGCTGGAACTTATCCGGCTTAGATCGCATGTCTCCACTTACCCGCAGCCGGCGTCCGTGTTTCTTCTGTAGCGGCTCCAGGGCTTTGAAGTGCATACCCTGAATAAAGTTGGCCTCCATCCAGTGTCTGATCAGCGCATGATCACCTACCTCCTCATCGAGCGTGTAGTGGTATTCGAACATATCCGCAATGGTAGCCTTGGCCACCATGGCCCGGCTCACGAAATACCGGGGGCCTTTCTTGGCCACCAGGATCACCGCCTTGTAGTCCGACTTATCACTGTTCTTGTAACTCGGGTCTGCGTAGGCTACCCAGGCATCGTACCAGGTCCAGGCTTTGCGTTTACCCCACTTGATGTAATCCCTTTTGAAGATCTTGCCCTCCTCGAGGGGGTTATTGAAGTTCTCCCGCTGGCTGCTGAAGTAGCCCATCGCTTTATTTTTGGCGATGGCTTCCTCGGTAGTGATGTGCTCAGGAAAGTTACTTTCGCCATCATCGTTGAGGATGTTTACTCGGTGGAGTTTAACAAACTCTACCTCTTTATTCTCCTCAAATTTTGCGGTAATGGTGTTCTTGTGGAACTTGTTTTGCGGGATGGCGCACGTCCAACGCTTAGTATTGAGACCACCAATGAAATCTTCCTTCACCCATTCGAATTGCTCCTGGGAGATGGCATCATTCTTAAGCGACTTCTTATCGTTAAGGTCATCGATCACACCGTAATTTGGGCGATTGGGACCGAACCTGGTACCACGAGGGGATTGCTTAATGCCGAATGGAAGGAATTGAATTCCGTCATTCGTGATGAAATTATCCATTGACCAGTTGCCTAAACTCTGACGTTTGCCGAAATCGTGGATCAACTTGAAATTGGTCTCAAAATTGACCTTGATATCGAAAAGCAAACGCATGGCCAGGTCTTCATTAGCGGACCCGGTGATCATGCCGGTGAGGTTACCCCGGTAGTATTGCCACATGGGGTAAAAGATTTCCGTGTGTACCGATTTGCCGGCCTCCCTGAACCACTGCAGCAGGTAGATGCAATATTTCGCCCGGTCCATATACCGAGCGGCCTGCTTCTGGAACTTGGCCAGCTTGTTGCCGGCGATGTAGTCGCTGAAATAGTAGGTGGCAAAAAATTCGTAATCGTCCAGGGCTTTGGCTACACGCTTTTGCTTCTCCTCTTCGGTTTCGAATGCCGGCACACCTTTGACTGTAGAGTCAGCAATGCGCTGAAACTTGGCTTCGTATTCCTGGAGGAGCTGCTTATCGTTTAGTTTACCCATTCAGCTTACGAGATTTTGCTTTGAGGAAATCAAGCGCATACTTAGACACAATGGCCGCTGCCTGCTGATCGCGCATAGTGAGAAAATCGGTCAGCTCATCGATCGCCTGGTGGTACATGGCAAAATTGTAGGATCGCTCCAGCTTGTCGATACTGGCCGCGATCTTCACCATTTGGTCGGTTTCAGCGGGCGTGGGGTAGCGTTTATCTACTTCCCGGTTGGCGATTGATTTATTGAGTTCGTCGAGCTGCCGGTACCAGCTGGCGATCACCTTGTCCTTAGTGATCGACTTGGCGGACTTGGTTCGCTTCCATGCCTGGTTGTCGTCGTTCACCCAGTTGGACATAGTTTTTGGAGATACACCGACTATCCCGGCTATCTCTCCCTGGCTCAGGTCTGTATCCACGTACAGCTCTCGCGCCCGATGTCGTTTCTCGGCACTTATGCGCTTCTTCATGTTTGCAAATTTGCGAACATCACACCAGTATTTAAACTATTAAAAAAATATTTTTAGAATAAACTAAAACAAACATAACTGTCTGTAAAATAAAATATTACAATTTGTATAGGTGTGCCGGAAGCCTCATTTTTGTGTTGTTGTTGATTCGAAAACTCAATTAGCGAATATGCCTCCGATCACTGTAGTGTTGAGCGATGAAAGCCTGAACCGTCATGGTTATCGCGTTTTGACTAATGGTATTGATATCAAGGATTTCAAGAAAAATCCAGTGATGTTGTACAACCATCATCGCAGTGTTCGGCATAACCATCCAAAGGATATTCTCCCTATCGGGAAATGGAGTAATATCCGCAAAGAAAATGGTCAATTGTTGGCGGATGCTGAGTTTGACGAGGATGATGAGTTCGCTCAGAAGGTTGCCAAGAAATTCGAGAAAGGCATTCTTAATACGGCCTCTATCGGGTTCGATTTCGTGGCTATCAGTGAAGATCCGAAGATGATGATACCCGGCCAGATCCGGCCGACGGTGACCAAAAGCGTGTTACTGGAGGCAAGTATCGCCGACATCCCCTCGAATCCCAACTGCCACAAACTTTCTTTCCAAGGCAAAACGCTCATGCTTAGCGCAGATACTGCTCCGGATGAGCTTGACAATATCTTACCAATCCTTTCTAATTCACAAAAAGAGAATAAGATGGACATTACGAAAATGGTCGCAGCTGCGCTGGGCATGCCTGAAGATGTTAACGAAACTCAGATCGTAGCGAAAGCTACTGAGTTGAGTAACCAGGTCGCCAAGTTGACTGCTGACAATAAGACTCTGGGAGATCGCCTGGCTGCGCTGGAACAGCAAAGCACCAATGATAAGGTGGAAACTCTGGTGTCTGCAGCCCTCACTGCCGGCAAGATCACCGAGGCGCAAAAACCTCACTTCCTTAAACTGGCTGCCGAGAACTTCGATGCCACTAAGGATGCTCTGGAGTCGATGCAAGCTTACAAGCCGATCACTCAGCAACTGGATAACAAAGATGGCGATCAGTTGAGCCTGGTTGAGCGGTACGATGAGCTGGATAAAGCAGGTAAGCTGAATACTCTGCCGGATGAAGAGCTTAATCTGCTTTTAGATGCTAAGATGGCTCATTTGCGTAAATCCGGCAAGGCCAAGGTAACTGCCTGATATTACGGAGAAACGCCCGGGCAGGCGTAGGATCTTAAAATCTATTTGTAAAATCTTAATCCTAATATAATGGCTGGATTGCTGAAAGAATTGTGGATTGATCTGTTGATCGGAGATGTGGATGAATTCTTCGACAACGACCACTTTCTGTCTCATGGTGCTAACATGAGCTATGCGGTGGAAAACGATCGGATCAATTTTACCTACAAAGGCCCGCGCCCCAACATCGTAAAAAATTTCCGTACCGACGGTGATACCGAACTGGATGTTTACATGCGTACCGATGTGGCAGATTATGTCGATCTCGATAACTACAGTACCGAACAAATGGTGCTGCCTCGGGTCGATCTTTTCGCTCTTCCTTACGACAAAAAGCAAAGCCTGTTGCAGGACATGCGTTTGGCTTTAGTCGATCGTATTGCCGTAGAGGGTATCTGGAATATCGGCCCCGCAGCTACAGCGACTAAGACTCCGGTTATCTCTGCTGCTACTGCCAATCCGGACGCTGGAGATGGTTACGATGCCATCGTGCGTTCCGACATTACCAACCTGCGGATCTTACTGGATATTCAATATCCCGGCCTGAAGAACGCCGACTGGCAACTGATGGTGGATTCCTATACCTACTGGTACCTGGTGAATAACGATGACATCCTGAAGGCGCAGTACAGTAACTCCGCGCCGATCGGAGCCATCCTGAGTAAGATCAGTAATGGCGGTCTGACTGGTAAGGCCATGGGCCGGGAGCCGATCCCGCTGCAGATTGCCGGGTTTACGCTGTACTGTGACGATCGTACGCCCTGGTACAAAGCCTCGGACAGCACCAAGTTCGCTTACGGTGCTACCTATACGGTGGATACTGATTTTAAATCAGCTATTGCTTACGTGCCTGGTCAGACTTTCTGCACTGCTTTGGGTAGTACGGAATTGTTTGAACAAAACCAGCATCCTGGTAAACAGGCAGACCTGGCCAGCTTCCTGACCCGGGCCTATATTGGTCCGTGGGGCCAAACGGCTTCGAACCTGAAGCATGCCGGAGCGATCCTACGCCAGCCACACTCTTAATAGTCCTTTGGGCTAAACGCATATCCTACTGTTTGCCCAGTCCGATAGGGGTTGGAGATCTTACGAGATCTCCACCCCGCCTTAAAAAACTGTTCAATGCGTATTCGATTTTACTATATCATCTGTTTTCTGCTGCTGGCGGTAAGTCTGTCGGCACAACGTAAGCCGATCACCTTCCCGGAGAAAACGACGGCCGGCGATAACGATGCTATCTACAGCCAGGAAGACGGCGCAGATAAGAAGATCAAATTCGCAACAGCCCGGAAATATTTCGTGCCGGTGATTAATCCTATTCCGATCGCCTCGGCTCCACCTGCCACCGGTAATACCCTGAACCTGGGGAATTTTGTACAGGTAGGAGATTCTTTGTTGTACTACATCGATGGCACCGGAAGAGCTATCCAGGTCGGTGGAAGTGGCACGGGCGGAGGTGGTCCTCCCTCCGGAGCTGCCGGCGGGGATCTGGACGGGACTTATCCCAATCCCACTAT